GCTTCACCGCGGATCAGGTCGTACACCGCTGAGCCATTGACTTCAGGACGCGACCAGCTCGCGACCTCGGCGGCCGTGTCGGGGTCCTGCAATGCATTCGGGCCCCAGAGCCGTTTCGCGATTGCCTCGGCCTGCGCCTGCGGAAGCGGCGCGTCCATGTCGAGCAGGTTCAGGTCATTCGGCACGCTGAGCGGACGCACCACTGCCCCGGGTGCGCGGTCCGCGGCTTCAAGCTGCTGCCGCTGACGAGCGAGGATGTCCTGCGCCTGCTGCAGCTTGGCTTGCAACTCTGCCCGCTGAGCGGGACGTGTTTCCGTCTCCAGCGCGCGCTGATACGTCGCGATGCTCGGCTCCAGGCGAGCGATGTTGCGCTGGAGCGCGTCGTAGGTCTCCTGCGTCGGCGCCCCCGCGCGCGTGGCCGCGGACTGCGCGTAGCCCTCTTCCGTAACGCGGGCTGGCTCGCTCGCAGGCACGATGTCCCACTTCGGCAGCATCGACCGATCCAACCCCGAGTACTGCGACAGGAGGTTGTCCTCCTCCATACGCATCGCCTGGCGAGCCTGCTGCGCGCTGGGGAAGACCTTGCCTCCCTGCGCCTCGTCGATGCTGCCGTCGCGCTTGAAGAAGCGTGCGCGCCAGCCTGTTTGCGCGGGATTGACGATGCCGCCGGCGATGCGCGGGTCGTCGGTCGTGTAGAAACCTGGCCCGTACAGCGCGTTCTCGTCCGCGCGCCCCAGGTCCGCGCGCTCGAAGTCGCCGGCGGTGCCCGAGTAGACACGCGTCATGTTGTCCTTGATCGACGTGGCGACCTGGCGCAGCTTGTCAACGTCGAGCGCGCCCGACTCATCGGTCAGGAAACGGCCGATGGGCCCCTGGCTGAGCTCGCGCATGATGTCGTCGACACTCGAGCGCGCCCAGCGGCCGATCGCGCTGGTGGCCACCGTCGTGGCCTGGCGCGCATTCTGGATTTGACCACCTGCCCAGCGAAATGGGGGAAGCTGCTGCGTTGGGCCGAACGCGGCACGATCGGCGGCCCTCGAGGCCGCACCGGCCGCCCCGCCGGCGAAGCGCTCCTCCATGCCCGTCGGGATCAAGAAGTTGGCGGCCTGGCCAATGATGTCGGCCACCGGCGTCGGGCCCAGGAACGGCAGTGTCCAGGTCTGCTCGGCCGGCACGACGTTGCTCGACTTCAGAAAGGCTGACAGTGGTCCGGAGATGTCGGGGGCTTGCGCGCCCGGCGGCATCGGTGCGGCGCTGGCGGCCTCGGTGAGGCCAGACGGCAACTGGCGGCCGGTGAGCTCCTGCGCCAGGTTGAGGCCAGCGCCGATCGGGTTCTGTTCGCTCGCCTGGCGCTGCGCCTCGGTGTTCGCCGCCTCGAGGCCCGCGCCGAGACGGCCAAGGTTGTCGGGCAGGCCCAGCACACTGTCGCGGATCTCACTCGGCGTCGAACCCGTCAGGCTGCGGCTGACGAAGTCGGCGGCCGGCCCAGCCACGGAGCCCACCGCCTGGCCGACGGGTGACTCGAGCGCCGGCCTGGCGTAGTTGTTGAGCGCGTCAAAGCCCGGCCGCGCTGTCTGTACGCCCTGGTCAAACGAGCTGCTCAACTGCTGGCGCGCCGCGTCCAGGTTGGCCTGCATCTGCTGACGCCACTGCTCGTTGGCCTTGGCCTGGTCGTCGAGCTGCTTCTGCAGCGCCTGCATGCTGGCGTTCAACTGGTCGTTGGCCTGCTGCAGCGCGGTCTTGCCCTGGTTGACCAGCTCACCCGCCTGGTTGGCCACGTCGGTACTGGTCCTGGTCGCTGCGTCCAGCGCACTCTGGCCAGCGCTGGTGACGGCATTGCCTGCAGTGCTCAACGTCTGATTGACCGTGCCGCCCAGGTTGTTGGCGATGCTCGAGACGATGCCCAGGTACTCGGGCTCCGCCGCGGTGAAGTAGCCGCCACTCTTCAGACCGTGGATGAACGTCGGCAGGTCGGACGCGTTGACGGCGCCCTTGTAGCGATTCTTGATCAGGTCGATCCAGGCATTTACCGAGTCGAGCGGCGTCTTGTACTGGGCGAAGTCCGCATTGGTGGCCACGCCGCCGTACTCGCCTTCGTGCGTGGCCATCGACGCCGAGCCGGCGTTGCCGCTGCCTTTGACCCCGAAGAGCTCGTTACCCCCGGCCTTGCCGTAGTTCGACTCGCTGGCCATCATCGCCACGATCCAGCTCGGATCGAGACCGAGCTGCTTGGCCGCGTACGCGGCGTACGGCGCCGCGGAGCGCGCGAAGGCCTGCGGCGAGCTCGAGTCGATCGGGCCCAGGTCCGTCGAGCTAGTGGCCGGAGCTGTGGCCGCAATGGCCGGGTTTGCCGTTCCGGCCAGCGCGCCTGATGGTTGCTTGGCGCCGGTCTCGTACGGCCGCGGGTCGATGAGCTGGTTGAGCGGGTCGCCGTTGCTGGCGTTTTTGCGTACCTCGTAGTGCAGGTGCGGGCTGCCCTCGGTGCCACTCTCGCCCATCTGCGCGATCGGCGTGCCGCGTTGCACCTGGTCGCCGATCTTCACGTTGGCGCTCTTGAGGTGCATGTACGCGTGCGTCAGCCCGTCAGCGTCCTGAACGTAGACGATCAGCCCGCCGGCACCGCCTGGATCGCGGAACACGTTGGTGACCGTGCCCGGTGTGAACGCGTCCACCTCGGTGCCGATGCCGCCGCCGTTGCTGGGCACCAGGTCGACGCCGCGGTGCGGCGTGCCCGTACGGTAGTCGCCCGTGTAGGTCGCGCCGAAGTCGAACTGCGTCTTCCAGTTCTTGCCCAGGTCGGGGCCGGCGCTCGCCGACGGGGTGACGCCCACGTCGGTCGGAGTGGCCGGCTCCTCGGCGTGCGGTAACGCAGTCGTCCCGGTGCCCTGCTGCTGCTGGGGCTGGGGCTGGGTGACGGACCTGAACCAGTCATCGAACTGCTTCAGCGCACCGCTCGGATCGGGGATCTGCGACGGCGACAACTGAGGGGAGCTCGTACCTGTCAGTTCAGGGGCAGGCGCTGCCGCCGGCGCAGGCTGAGACTGTACCGGCTGCGGCTCGGGGACCAGCCGCTGGTTGATCTTGGCCTGCTGCTGCGCGAACCAGGTGTCAAAGTCGTTTAGTGCCTGCTGGCCCTGGTCAGTGACCTGCTGACCGGCCGAGGCCGCGGCCTGCACCGCGGGTTGAGCCGCGGCCGCGATCTGTCGCTTCTGCTGCTCGAACCAGCTGTCGAAGTCGTTCAGCGCCGCCTGGCCGGCATCGTCCTGGAGCAGGAAGCCGCCAGGCATTTAGAAGGGCGTCCCTGGCGGCATCGGCGGTGGCACGGGTGGTGCGTTCTGTTGCTGCAGCATGGCCTGCTGAATCGCCGCCTGCACCAGAGCCGGGGGCACCGCCTGGGTTTGCGGCACGAGAGGCGGTGGCGGCACTGGTACAGGGGCCGGCGGCGCCGCTGCCAATGGAGGCACGGGTGGCGGCGCCGCAGCCAGGTTGATGGGCGCAATCGCTGGCGGAGGGCCGGCCGGCAATGACGGCGGCATGGCCTGGAGGCCGTTCTGCTCGAGGCGATCGGGATGCACCAGACCGATCGCCTCGGCGACGCGCATGAACTGCTGCGGGTCGCGCTGCGCCTCGTTGCCGAGCCACTCGCGGTCGCCGTCCAGGACCTTCTGACGGTAGAGCGTGCGCAACAGCTCGTCGCTGACGTGGGTAATGTCCGGCTCGCGCTTATCTGCGGCGCCGCTAAACAGTTGGTTGCCGATGACCTCAGCGTCGCGGTTGACCTCTTCGGTGATCTGATCCCGCAGCAGCGAGACCTCGTTCTGGCTGGGCATGTCAGTAGCGGATGCTCTGCTGACCCGGCGGCAGTCCACCCGGTCCTATGCCGCCACCACCTGCGGCCGCGGCGCCGGCCATGACCTGGGGCCCTGGCGGTGGCTGAACGCCCGCACCGTTCGGGGCCGCTGCCAGAGCACCCATGTCCGGCACAGCCGGCGACCCCTCGAACACGCCCGGAGCGGGCGCGCCTTGCGGCACCGCCTGTGTCTGATCGGCCAGCACCCCATTCGCTGCCAGATCGGATGCCTGCTGCGCGAGCTGCAGGATGTCGCCGCGGCCAGCGAACATGAACACCTGACTGTCGAGCCACTTCTGGTACTGCGGCGTCTGACGGATGCGGTCGCGCTCTTTCGAGCGGCGGATCTCGTCCGGGTTATCCCCCAGGTACTCGATCGCCTCGTCGGCGCCCCACGTGCCCGCAGCCAGGCGCTCGTGCGCGTAGCGCGCGCGCATCATGTCGTCGGTCGGGAGCTGCTGCTGCACCTCCCAGCGGATGCGCACGGGCCGATCGAAGTCCTTCGGGCCCAGGCCGATGTAGCCACCTGATCCGATCTCGGCTTCACTATCGCCCGCCGAGTATCCGACGTAGATCTTCTCTTTGACCTTGTAGCGCGCCAGGTCCCAGAGTTTCTCGGTCTGGCCCTTGAGCAGCGTCTCGAGGCCGCGGCTCACCGGCGCGACGCGCGTCCGCGAGTAGCTCAGCACCTGGCTGATGGCAAAGCCGGCGCCCTCCATGCCGCCCAGCGTGGTCACCTTCGGGCTCTCAAGCTGAGCGATCGCGCCATCGATCAGACTCATGTGCTTTTCGAGCGTCGCCGCGTCGGGGTATTCGATGCGCGCAAGCTGGCGACCGGGCCCGTTATTGATGATCTCGCCGGGGAGGGGCCCAGGATCGCGCTCACGCGGCTTGCCGTCGTTGCCGATGACGGGCGCTGCGCTCGAGTCGCCGAAGCTCTGGAGTGGACTCAGCAGGTCACGCGCAACGTATTGGGCGTGCATTGCGCGAAGGTACTGGCGGTACTTCACCAGCCAGAGCTTGGTCTGGCTGATGCCCCAGCCCACCTTGCGGTTGCGCCAGTAGCTCATCCACAAGCCTGGGCCGAAGTCATACGGCACGCCGAACGGGTAGCCGTGCTCGAACTGCTTGACGATCGCGCTGGTCGGGTTGCCGTTGTAGTTGGTGCCGGCCACGGTCCACGTGCACCACTTCTCGTCCCAGTGCTCGTGCATCGTCACGCTGTACGGCAGCACGCGCGGGTTGTTCTCAGCCTGGGGACGGCCGAGCGCCTCGGGCACGATGTTGCCGACCGCGTCCAGGTCGAGGCGGTAGCGGCGCAGCGTCGAGCGCAGCGGGCGCTCGGTGATCTCGAGCACCTCGCACAGACGCCCGCCGCTGAACACGGGATAGACGCAGCGCGGGTCGACATACATCCACGAAAACGGCGGCCCTGCGGCCTTCTTCGCCTCCTCGGTCGCGCGGTCGTAGCTGGTGTATGTCTCGGTCTCGTCGCCTGGTCCAGGCTCCTCGAGGCCGTAGCGCAGGTCCCACGCGTCGCGCGTGAACAGCAGCTTGCTCCAGGCGCCGCCGTCGTTCAGCGCGGCGTCGGTGCACTGTGCCATGGTGTCCTGGCCTGGCTCGCGCGTGCCGCACTCCCAGAGCGTCTCCTCGGTCCAGTGCTCGCGCAGGCTGGCGTTGGTCTGCGCCGTGTCACCCTCGCCCGCTTTGAGCGTGAGCTTCGGGCGCTCCATGGTCATAATCGCCGTCTGCTGGAAGGCTTCCTCGGTGACGTCCGGGTCACGCGGGTCGACGTTGACCAGCGTGTAGCGCTGGTCCGCGCCGGCCATTGCCGGCACGCGCATCTCGCGCTGCTTGCGCGCGTCGTCGAGCTGGCGATCGTCGTCGAGGTACAGGTCGCCGAGCTCACTGGCGAGCGCGCGCAGATACTCCGCGCTCGGCGGCTTGTCAGCCATTGGCGACGACCTCGCGCGCCGCGGCGATCCACGCGGTCTTGAGCGCGTCGGTCATGTCGTCCCATTGCGGCAGGACCTCGCCGCTGATCAGCGACACCCAGCCCGTATTCGTGCAGTACGCCTCGTAGCAGATCCGCCCCAGGCGCTCGTCCTCAGCTTGCATCGTCATCCGCGTACATACCTCGCCCAGACGTCGTACAGGCCGCGCTGATTCGATTGAATCGTTGCCGGCGCCTCGGTCAGCCTGTGGCCGGTGACGGAAAAGAAGCGACGAGTTGTCATCTCCACCCAGTCACGGCGTCGACGACCCTCGGGCAGCGTGCCGCGCACGAAGATGCGATACCCGTCACCGCTCGGCGAGTGCTCGGTGTACGAATCAACCGTGCGCACGATGCGGTCGGCGTCGAGGCGGTGTTCGCTAATGTGGTCCAGGTCGATGCCGACCAGGCCAAAGCGATAGTTGAGCGCGAAGCTGACACCGTCGTACGGGCGCTGCCCCTGCTTCGGCACCAGGCGGTCCTGGTACGCGCGCCAGCAGTCCTCGAAGTCCGACCAGGTTGCGATGTCCGCCGGATCCGCCACCTCGCCAGTGAACGGGTCATACGGTGGTTTGGACCATCGGTTGTCCGCATACTCGTACGCCCAGTTGGCCCAGGCGTGGTGGCGGCGCAGCTCGAGCGGAATGCTGAGCGGGTCGACACGGAGCGGCCCATTCGGCGGCGGACCTTTCTGCGGCGCGCGCGCCTTCGGGGTCTGGTACTGCTCAAGCCAGCGCGGCGTGATCACGGCTCGCGCGTGAGTGTAGCGCGCACAGGTCATGGACTCCATTACCTGTTTAGGAATGGACTCCATGACCTGGGGTAGGCGGTGCAGTGCTACGTTGCCGGCTGCACCGCAGCCGGCGCTGCCAGGCGAGGCCGCGGCCGCGGAATCGGGACCGGCGAGCTGCCGAGCTTGGTGTTCGTGTTGCGCGTCACCTGACTCAGCCACCGACTAAGCGTCGCGATATCGGGCGGTGCATCTGTACGCACCACAATGCTGAGGCTCGTGTACCAACCATCACTGCCCTCGCGGCTCTGAAACCCTACGAGCTGGCCTGATCCTGTCGAGTCAATCATCACACTGTCCTCTCTTGCCACTCATGAATCCATGGATCGGGGACCACTTCACGCGCCATCACCCAGCAGAGCAGCACCCCATCGTGATCGAAGGCTGTCACCTCAAGACCTTGAGCCAGCCCCCAGCGAATGAACGCTTCGTTGGCGTTTCGGAGTCGCTGAGCAGATGTCAGCGGATACACCTCGAGCTTCTCCACCATCTGCCGATCACTCGGCCGACGTCGGCACGTGCCGAAGGCTTCCAGATAGTCCCCCCAAAACTCGGATGGGTTATGCAACCGCGGTCGACCCATAGCCCGACCTTACGCCTGGACGCGGCAGACCCAGGCGTTTTGGGTCAGGAATGCTGAGAAATTCAGTGCTTTACCCGCGCGACGCTGATCACCTCGTAGTCGCCGTCGTCCTCTAGATGGACAGCATTCGCGGCCTGCTGGAAGTCCTTGGCGTGCACGATGGTGGTCTCGGTCACCGTCCTGGTGTAGGTGACCAGCCACTCAGTCAACCCGGAAACTACCCCATTGGTGGGTGCGGCCTCAACGTGTCCGTTCGATGATGGCGCCGTGCTTTGACTCATAACGTCCTCCCGGGACTCGAGCTCACGGTTGCGCTCCTCAACGAAGAGGCGCGCGCTCTCAGTGATCGCGGCGTAGTTCGGCCGGTACGGCCGCGGCGGCCGAGGCGGCGGTGACGACCAGCGCTGCTGCCGGCGCTGGACCTGGTCTGCGTTCTGAAGATGTGTGCGCAGCGGCACGCCCGCCTCGCGCAGGATGTTGTAGAGCGTCGTCGTCACGATGCTCGTCACGTTGCAGATGTCGTTGACGAACATGCCGTCACGGTAGGCGGTGATCACCTCCTGGACCTCAGACTCGGTCAGGATCGTCGGCGGCGGGTCGCCCGCATTGGCGCCACCTTTGTGAAAGTGCTTCATGCCCACATGCTCCTGCCGTTCAGACGCCGGCGGCCCATCGAGCGCGGTCCGCTCCGGCTCGGGCTCCGCGGCTGGCTGCTCGTCAGTGTCCGCGGTCTCGACGACGATCGTCAGCCCTGGCGGGAGTGTCAGCGGCATATTTCGTTCGCTGAGCTTGAACAGCTCCTGGTGCACCGTTTCGAACTGCTGCTCCGGCGTTTTGCCGTCGAGCTGCTGGTGGATTTCGACATCCAGAATCGCATCATGAATCACCCCGTTCGGCCTGGTTTCCAAGTTCAAATACCCCAGCGTTCCGCCTTCTTGCTGCGCGTGGTTGTCAAGGACGCCGCCCCTTCTTGCGGCACGTTTCAACGCGCGTCTCCCCTTCACGGCTTGCCTTTCTGCTTGAAGTGCCGGCTTGACGAAGTCGAAATAGCACCGCGCGCACTGATCGTGGCCGGCGTGCGCGGTGCCCATGCACCCCGGCCCCTGGTACTGACACCTCCGATGTGACGTTGAGGGCATCTGTTTATCGTTCCGCGGGGCGATCACCAGCGGATCACCACGCATTCACCAGATCAGCGCGAGAACGAGTAACTCGAGCGCCGAGGCGCGACGTCCACCGCGGCGCCGAGATTCGCCAGGCATAACGCGATGACGGTGTCATCGTGCATGCCGGACGGCGCCGCGTAGCGGATCATGCCCGTCGCCGTCTTCGTGCTTTCGAACGCGAGGAGCTCTGCCTGCTGCACCTGGTCGTCGAGCAGTGTGAGCTCGCCGCGCTCGATGTTCAGCGCGAGCCTTTCGATCGCCGCGGCTTTGCTGGCGTTGTCGTTATGCCAGCCGTACACCGGCAGCGCCGCGCGCGGCTTGCCGATCAAGCGCGCGTAGCCGCGCTGCAGGCGCTCGACCAGCGGGCCACCCATGCTGTTGCGCTCGGCGACGATCTGCGTCGGGCGGTACACGCCCACCCACTCGTGCAGGCGCTCCGTTTGTACCTCGAAGTCCAGGTCGGTGAAGCGATCCAGCGCGACCTGCTCGAGCGTCGTCGCGTCAACGACGCTGATGACAGTGAAGTCATTGCTGCGCCCCCAATCGCAGCCGAAGACGTACGTGTGGCCGCGCTCCGGCGGCCGCGGTTTCAGCCTGGACACCGCGCGCACGCCGCGGAACACGCCCGCGCCCTCAAGGCTCAGGAACTGCGCGAGGTACTCCTGGGCAAAGACGCGCTCCGGCAGCTCGTGGCGCGCCGCTTCGATCTCTGCCGCTGCGATGTAGGGATTCACCGACGTCGGCATCTGCCACGAGCGCCAGTCCGTCTCGAGCGGATCCTGGCCGCGCGTGAACAGCGTGTAGAAGTCGTTCAGTCCACGCGGTGTGGACATGAACCAGCCGTCACCGCGGAAATCGGTCAGCGTCGGGCGGATCGCCTGACCCCACACGTCAGCCAAGTGCGGGATCATCGCGGCCTCATCGACGACCGCGAGCGCGTAGCGTCGACCGCGCGCAGGATCGCCCGTGTCCGTACTCCAGCACTCCAGTACGCCGCCGCCATACAGCTCGAGGCGGTGCTCCTGCTCACTCTTATCGACGATGACCTCGGCGACGACCGCCTTCAGCTCGCGCCAGAACTCCTCGAGCAGCTTGTACGTCGGCGCGAAGTACGCCGCCGGCCGCTGGGTAAGCGCGCACTTCGTGAGCAGGCGCTGCGCAAGCTTGCTCTTGCCGGCGCGGCGCCCGAGCGCCACCGCATTGAAGCGCGCGGCCTCGGCAATGATCTGCGCCTGGGCCGGATGTGGGGCGGCGAGCCTAACTGTGCGCTCGACCGTTGAGCTCATACGCCTGTTCGATGACGATCGGCTGCGGCTCGTCGATCACACGGATGACGACCTCGTGCTCACCCTTGACCTCCACCGTCGCCTTGAAGCCGGCCAACTCAAGCACGTACTTGCTGGCATTCAGGCGCACGGAGTCCTGGTCGGCGCTTTCGATCATCTGCGCCAACGCGTTGATGGCCGGGTGGACCAGCGCGCGCAGGCGCTCCTCCGCCTTCGCCAGGTTCTGCGGTGCCTTGCCGCCGTGCATGTGGCACACGAGCTGGCCGCGCATGGGACGGTGCTGGCAGCGGTCGCCGTCGCGTGTGAGCGCCTTGCAGAGCATGGGGTTGACGTTGACCATGGGGTTACCTCAGCGCCGCCCGCTCGACTTCTTCGTTTCCTTGCGCGGCACGATCTCTGGCTCGTGGTCGTAACAGAGCTCCAGGCCACGTCCGCAGCCGCCGCAATACTGCCCCATCAGGAACCGGAGCTGCAGTCCTCTCACATGGTCGTCGCACCGCGGGCACACACCACACACCAGCTTTTCTCCAGGCTTCGGCGGGTACCGCGGGTCGAGCACCGCGCGGCGCGCGCTCACTGCGCGAACTCCCGCTGGATCACATACGGCGACGACCTGAGCAGCTTTCTCACCGCGCCTTGCTCCTTCGCATGGTGCGACACACAGCAATACCGACGCTTTGGATAGTTGGCACTGCGCGGGATCAGCCGCCCGCAAAACAGGCAGTACCGGCCACGTTTCAGCAGCCTCACGCGGCTATCCGTATTTCTATATTCCTATATTCCATAGGAATACAGAAATACGGAAACTCCATCGAGTTTTGGGCTCTCACGAGCCCAACGTCCGGCGGTGGTATTGGAACGGATCGCGGGGCTTCCCAGCGCCTCGAACCTGGATCTCGCCGAGCTCCGCGAGCTCCTTGACGGCACGCCAGCAGAGGTTACGCTCGAGCCCCGCGGACTCGCGGATCTTGTCCGTCACCGGCCAGTAATCGTCGGCAAATTTCTCGAGCGTCGTGAGCACGCGCGCCTTCGCATCATCAAGCTTCAACACCGTCACCAGCTCGCCGAGGCCGACCGTGCCGTGTTCCTCATCCATGGGCACTGCTGTCTCCGCCAGGTCGGTGCCATAGCGCTGCACGCTGTTGATGGTGCGCTGGTTGTCCTTCAGTCGCCGCATCAGCAGCAGCGTGTCCACCGCGCCGAAGATCGCCGTGCTTCCGAGCACGTCGTCGCCGCCCTCGCGCACCATCTTGCCCAGGTGGTGCGTCAGGGCGATATGGCAGCCCGTGGTGCGCGCCATCTCGATGATCGGCTCGAGCTCGCGCGTCAGCTCGGCGTAGTCGGAGCTGTCCTTAACGCGAACAAGCTTGAAGATCGGATCGACCACTACCAGCACCGGCTGGTACATCGCGATCGCCACCGCCAGCGCCTGCAAGCCTTCCCTCGAGCTCGCCGGCGCCGCGCCGACGTGCAGGTGGAGCGATTCATCCGTGCCGCCCATCATGCGGAAGTGGTTGATCACCTCCGCGCGTTTTTCCTCCAGCGCCAGGTACAACACCGTGCCCTGATGGCACTGCCGCCCCAGGAACACGCCGCCGCGGGCCACCGCCATCGACAGGTTGCGGACCATCACCGACTTCCCAACCTTCGGCTTGGCTCCGAATATAGAAACTCCACCGCTCGGCAGCAGGCCCTCCGCCAGATACGCTGTAAGTTCGAGCGGCTCGGACAAAACCATCTCGAGCGCGGAGAATTGGAAGCCTTTCTGACTTCCAGTATTCTGCGTATTTCCCGTATTCGGGAACACGCTGGGGACGATGAAAATCGCGCTGAGAAAGTCCGCGAGCTCCGGCCACCGCTTGCCGATGGTGGGCAGTCCCTCCACTGGCTGGTTGCCCAGGATCTTCGCCGCGCTACCCTCGCACAGGCGGTCGATCTCCTCCGACCAGCGACGCTGCTTGTCGCCGATGAACTCCAGGTCGCCCGACGCGAGCGCAACTTCTTTGAGCATCGCCGCGGCCGGCTCCGCGCCGATCTGACGGGTCAGGAAGCCTGACAGGGGCAGCAGGTAGTCCGTGTGTCGACTGACGCCCAGGTCCGTCGGCCAGGACGCCGCCATGGCCGCGACGACCGCCGCGTTGTGCACGACGTTGCTGCGCGCCTCCGACCAGGCCGTCGTCGGAGGCTCCGACAGCTCAGCCGTTTCCCCGAGCTGCCGCGCGCGCGCCCAGACGCCGACGAGGTACTCGTTCGGACTCCACTCCTCGTCGGGCGCCGTCGGGATTGCTGCCCGCGGATGCTCGGCGAGCTCCAGGATGGCGGGCATGTCCTTGCCCAGCACCTCGGCGAGCTCGAGCCGCACCTTGTAGTGGTTGCCTTTTGCGTTCAGCGTGTTGGGCAACCGCCACAACCGCAATTTGTCGTAGATGCTCTTGTCGAACAGGATCTTGCCCATGAGCTCGACCGCGGCGCGGCGCTCGTACACGTGCAACTCGGTTGATGGCTCGAAGCCACCGAAGAGCACATGGGGGATCTCGAGATGGAAGCCCTTCGACCCTGAAAAGTAAAAACGCAACGCGTCGAGCGGGACGTCCTCCATCGCCAGCTTGTGGACGAACTGACGCACCCACTCGAGCGCGTTGGCAGGGTCGTTGCGATCATCGAAATCGAAGGGGAGCGACGCGTCCCAGACCTCCCCCTCGTAGCCGGCAACGCTCTGATGCTCAGCGACCCACTCCGCCAGCGCGATCGGACCGCGGCGGTGGGTGATGTACCGCTCGGCGCCCTGGTCGTCGAAGTTGACCTCGCGCAGACGCTGGACGTGGTTGCGGCGGTTCACGCCGCCGAAGGCCGTATCGACGTACACGTACGTCGCCGCGACGTTGTCAAGCATCGGCGAGTTGCTCCCTCAGGGACTTTTTGGGCGCCGGTCCTGCTGCCACCTTCGACGTGCGCCCGAGCGCCGCGTGCACGCCGGCCTGGGAGTGATTGGTTTCGTCGGGATTCAGTGGCAATACGTCGCTCGCCTCAACCAGGTACGCCGTCCGCACACCGCCGGTGCCTTCCGCCCAGGTCTTGACCTCGAGCAGCCCGATGACGCTCAGGTGCTTGCCGACGGCACACCAGCGCGCGAGCTGCGCCTGGTGCTGGCCGGCGTAGCGCACAACCATGGCAGGTTGTGCGTGCCGGCTGTCCACGACCTTGCCGCGGATCTGGAGCAGCTCGTTGCCGTCGACGTCGAAGCGCGCGTCGGGCGCATGCGTCACGGTCATTCGGAATTCAGCCCGAATGCCCTCCAATCCTCCAACCAACGATCGACCTCTTTCTCGAGCCGCTTTGACTCCACCAACGCGGCGTTCGTGTGATCTTTGAAGAAGCGCTTCTGCGCGCGGCGCATGTCGAGCGCGAGCTGCAAGAACGCCTCAACGTCGACGATGAACGACGTTTCAGAATGGGAGCTCGCCATCGCCCTCGTATGCCTCGTCCGCCGTGGGCACCGCCGCGACGGGCGTGCCGCGCTCCAGCTTGAGGACGTAGTTGTGGTACGAGTTTTTGCCAGCCTGACGTGGCTGCTCCAGCCCGACGTATTTCACCGCCACGCGGTCGCCCGGACGCGGCTCGAGCTGATCGAACTTCTTCTTCAACACCGCGCGGAACAGCGCCACGCCGTACGCCACACCGTCGTCCTCGTCCTCAACGATGGCGATCTGCGACGGACCGAAGTCGGTCACGATCGTCTCGTAGCGCAACAGCTCGCCGACGATCATCGTGCCTGGGATGTCGTCGGGGTTCCAGCGCAGCGGCAAGCTGCCATCATCGATCTCTGCTGCATGGCGCAGCGCGTCCTGGGTCATTCGACTTTCCTCTTTCGATGTGTCCTGGGTTTCACCAGGCTTTCTTCGGCGGGCAAACACCACTCCTTGATCGTCTCGAGTGACAACACCTCCAGGTCGTTGATCTGGCGCACACCAGTCATCGCCGCGATGTCGCGCAGCAAACCGCCGCGCAGCCCCGGGTGCAGCGCCGCCCAGGGCTCGAGCTCGACGTGCAGGTGCAGGCTCACGCGTACGCCAGCGCGCGCTGAATGAGCTCGACAGCGCTGCCGTCCAGGATCATGTCGTCGGTCACGCGGATCACCCTCCAGCCCAGCGCCGCGGCCAGCGAGTACTTGCGGCAGTCTTCGCTGTAGCCGCTGCCGCGCGTGTGGCGCCCCTGGGCCCAGATCGCACCTTCGACCTCGACGCCCAGGCGCTGCGCCAGGTACGCGCCGTCGAAGCGGTAGCGCCGCCCCTCAGCCTGAGCAAACGGATACTCGAGTGCGGGCCGCGGCAGTCCAGCCTGCGCCAGGCGCCCCCACAATGCCCACTCCAGCTTGTGCGTCGCGGCGTTATGGAGGATCTTCTGCGCCGGTGTCGGCTTCACGGCAGAACTTCGACCAGCGCGTAGTTGCCGTATACGCGCGCCAGGTCCGCCCGTCGCCAGAGGTCCAGCCAGCCCGTGCTGCCCAGGCGCCCGCGGTCAGTGCACACAAACGTCTCCCCGTTGTCGAAGCGGAAGCGCGACCAGAGCGGGAAGTTGCTCGAGCACGCCGTCTGGCCTGGGCCCGTGCGGACTCCAGAAAAGGTGACGCCGTACTCGGTGTAGTAGGTCAGCCGCACCTGGGCGACGCGGGCCCGCACCGTCAGGTCTCGTGACTCCGGTGGCAGGGGCGCAGGACTGGGCTCTTCGGCCGACACCGCTTCAACCCCCGAGGCATCGCCGTCCGCCCCACCTTTGTTCGCTTCACCTGTCAGAGGGCCCTCGCCGCCCATGTCATACGCGCGCGCCGGCTGGCAGAACGCCAGGAGCGCTAGCGCCACGAGCGTGGCCGCGGTCATGGCCATGCGGCAGCTCACTACGCCGCGTCCTTGGTCTCGCCTGCTCGTGTGCCCAGGACGTAGTACTCGAGCGGCGTGATCTCGAGGTGCGGACAGTCGAGCAAGCGCCCTCTGGCTACCTCATACCGCTCCTCAGCGGGCGCCGGCATGGCCAGGAGCTCATCGACGACGCACTCACAGCAGCAGCCGTGATGGCCCATGTGGCTCATGCCGCCCGCGCCCTGACCGTCAGGCGCCGAATGGCGCGCTCGAGCAGCGTCCTCGCCAGCTCCTCAGGGTCAATACCAAGCGCGAGCGCCTCGGTGCAGACGCGCTCCCATAAGTCGTCGCGTACGCGTAAGCGCACCTTGCGTTCGGTGTCGTTTGCCATCGTGGCGGCGAGCATGCCGCCGCCCCGCGTAAATCGAAAAGTCCCCGCTTATTGGCAACGAGAACGTAAAGATTGGTGATGCGTGCGTGCGCTCCGCGTCACAATTCGCGACGTATGCGCCGCCGTTACACGATCAGGAAGCTGTTTGTCACTCGGTTTTTCCCAAATCTTTTCCCTTTCCGTTGCCGGTCGGGTGGTGCACACTACTGCTCCTCACATCTTCTTGATGCCGTCGGTCGGGGTAGTGGCGTCGTCAGGTACCGCAAGTGAGGGAGATTGGAAGCAATGGTTCAGGGCAGCAGTTGGAAAGCCAACCCCGGCAGAACACCGGGCCCCCGAACGCCGCTCGAGAAGGTCCTCAGCGACCTCGAGGGGAGTGCGGCGTATTTGCGTACTAACCCATCGTTGAGACGCGTGCCACTCGAGCACCGTGTGAACAAGAAGGCGACCTGCGATCGACTGGCGCCGCTCTCGCGCCCCACGCTGAACAAGTGGCTGAGCGGCGCCGGCATCCCCTGGCCATTCCCGATGCCTGACCACCTGGTCATCGCCATCGACGCCATCGACCTCACCATCCTGTGGACCAATGCCGTGGTCGAGAGTGCCCTGCGCCGCGGCCTCATCGGCAAGCACGGCAGCATCCTGCGCGGCAACCGCCCCTCCGAGCCTGGTCACCGTGAACAGCTCCAGGAGCTAGTCGAGGGCAGACTCGACGTGCACCAGTGCCGCGCATTGTTCGAGCGTGACGACGGCGCGCTGGTGCCCTTCTGCATCGACGTCACTTATGGCTGGTGGTACCGCAACTTCCTCATCGTGGGGCTGCAGGCCGGCGACCCAATCCTTCCGCCGCCGCGCGTCAGGGAAGAGCCCAACACTTACAACCAGATCATCGTGCTCGATGGCGGCAGCACGCTCGAACTTGGCCCGCGCCTGGCCGTCAATAACCAGATGTCCATCATCGAGCTGAGCAAGAAGGCGTACACCCTGCACTTCCCCGAGCTCCCATCGCTCACTCTGCCAAGCACGATCATGCTCAACAGCCCGCCGCCGCTACGTCTGACCAGCCAGGACAATCAGCAGTACATGCTGGCCGCGGAGCGCGAGCTGAGCGGGCAGTCACCCGTCAAGTGCGCCACCTGCCAGGACCGCGGCCTGGTGCACTATGACCTGCCGGTCGACCATCCCGATTTCGGCAAGGCGTTTCCCTGCCCAAATTGTCACTGAGAGCAATCGTCAACCCGTCGTTGACGATTGCCTTTACCAATCGCGCAGCCTTTTTCGTTTCCGCCGGCAGACTGCACACTGCCGGCCGTGGACAAGGACGAGCGCTCGCCGCGGGCAGCCCACGAGGCAGACCTTCGCAGGCAGGCGCGCGCCTTGGCGCCGGCGTACGACTACATTCGCGCGCTGATCGCACAGTGGGACGTCGAGGACCGCGGGCGCGAGTGTCGCTGCGACCCGCCTGGCTCTGGCGAGGAGTTCTGCACCAGGCACTGCCTACGCCGCGAAGATCAGGCGTCCTGACGGTAGTAATTGCACCGCGAACTTCAAGAACGACGCGGCAGAATTACTACCATCGTCCTGGCCAAGCACTAGCGCACCGGACCAGGCGATCGGCACCTCGCGGCGAGGCTTCATCTGCGCCAGGATCGGCTGGCCGTCGCCACCGACGCGCGCGTGGATGTCCACCAGCTCGATCAACTGTCGTCGTTGCGCTGGCGTGGCGCGCACGCCGACCTTGGCCACCATCGCCGCCAGGCGCTCGATCTCCGCGGCCTCATCGGCGCTGATGCCGACACCGGGTGCCGCCTGAACCTGCTTCAGGTCGCGGCGCAGTCGGACCAGGAGCTGCTTGGTCTCGTCGCGGGCGGCGACATGGATGGGCAGCTCTTCATCAGCCTCGTCGGTGCCTTCGGCCTCCAGCTCCGTCACACGCTTGACGTGGATGGCCAGCAGGCGCTCCTGCTGCTTGATGCTGGCAGCGATCGCCTGCTCGCGATCCTCGCGGCCCTGGTCGTCGAAACGGCGGCATTCGCGCGCGTCCTGGAGGTCAGCCCGCAGGCGCTCAGGGTCGCTCATGGCCGCGATCAGCTCTGACCAGGCGCGCTCCTCGAGGACCTCCGCGCGAATCGTCGGCAGCTCGCACTGCGGCACATCCTCGAAGCGGGCGCGCTGCTTGACGCCCCAGTGGAACGGGCAGAGGTAGTACCGATCGCCCTGGCGGTTGGCGCGCTTGGAGTGCAGGTACACGTCGCTGCCCTGGCGCGCTGAGCACGGCTCGCACACCAGGCGCCCGCGGAACAGGAACTCGTCGTCGTCGGTGCCCTTGCGTCCTGGGCCGCGGCGGCTCTTGCGCTCGGCCAGCGCGGCCTGCACGCGCTCGTACAGGTCCTCAGTGACAATCAGCGGGATCTGTCGCGTCTGCTTATGGAAGGTGTACACACCGTGGTACAGGTGCGAGGTGAGGATGCGGTACACCGAGTCGTCGCCCCAGCGGACACCGGCGTTGGCGGTGTACTTCGCCTTGCGGAAGGTGCGCGCCGCGCCAGGCGGCGGGATGCGCTCGTCCTGGAGCCACTGTAATAGGTCGCCGACGGGTGAGCTCAACGCGCGTCGATAGAGCTCACGAACGATCTTCGCCTCGGGCTCATACACCTCGTAGTCACACACGCGGTGCTTCGGCGTGGTGTCGCGCAGGTAGCGATAGCCGTACGGCGCGGTGCCCTGGCCAACCACCTTGCCGGCGGCTGCCTTGTCGCGGCGCGAGTTCATGGTGCGCCAGCGGATCTTGGCCTTCTCCAGCTCGTTGTCCATGAAGGCTTCGACTTCCATCTTCTGACGCCAGTGCTCGGCGTATGGGTTGCCGTCGGTCGCCTCAGGCACCTCAGGGATGTCGGCAAACACCACGCGGACGCCGTACTCGCGCACCTGGCGCGTCATCCACAGACCCTTGGCCGTGTCGCGCGTCCAGCGATCAGAGCCCGGAATCAGCAGCGTCTTGAACCGCCCCGAGCGAGCCATTTCCACGCAGCGGTCCAGGTCGGGCAGGCTCCAGAGCGCACCGCTGGCGTTGTCTTCGACGCCGTCGCGGAACCGGAGATCATCAGGGACGACGACGTGGAGGTCGCGCGCCATCTCATCGACGCTGCGCTCCTGGCGTCTGAATCCGTACCCGTAGAGCGCCTGGACCTGGCGACTGACGCGCTCGTACGACGCCGCGGTCTCGGCAGGGTCAGTTGCCCAGCTCACCCGATGAGCTCCGACGGCTTGACCTTGAGGGCACGCGCGATCTTGCGCAGGGTGGAGGGCAGCACGTTCGGGTCTCCGCCCTCGAGGCGGACGATGGTGGTGTGCGCGACGCCGGCGAGCTTGGCGAGATCGCGCTGCGAGAGCGCCGCGCGTGTGCGGAGGGTCTTCAGGTTGGCGAGGGCGGGCACTGCTGATTCCTCTCGAAGGATGCGGCGGGCCGCGCCATCAAGGATGCGCTGGACCTCTTGCCGCACCGGCTCGGGCAACTCAGACACGATAGCTGATGGTACGGCGGCGGTCGCGCCACGAACTTGTGGGAGCATGCCATGATGATAGCACAGTGGTTGCATGGCGATGCGATGGTGAGGTATTATTCCAGGCATGCAGAGCCTCAAGCTCCACGCTTACTTCACCTCCCCGTACTTCAGCGACAGTCACGCGCCGACGCACTTCGAGTTCCGCCAGGACTTCCCCACCATCGAAGCTGCAACCGCCTTCGTGGCGCAGTTCCCGAAGACGACCAAGATGTTCACGTTCACGGTCCACACAAGCGAAGGCGGCAAGTACTACGGCGTCGCCACTCGCGCGAACCTGGCCAGCGACCGCAATAACGGCGGCATCAACGAGACCGGACTTCGCCGCTACCAGGCAGTCACCAAAGCTGCCGCCAAGCTCGGCATCGAGATCGTCTGCGTCCCCAATGCCGCAAACGCCTACGAGACGCGCGAAGCGTTCGAGCAGGCAATCGGAGGCGCCCGATGAGCCACACCGCCTACGCCCAGCGCCTGGGGGCGAACTCGCTGCGCAAGTACTTCGCCCGCGGCAAGTGCAACTGCGGCTGGCAGGGGCGCCTGTGGGGCGCCTCGACCCAGTCCGCCGCGGCGCAGAGCGCGAAGGTCGAGGCCGACGCGCACATGCGCGAGGCGTGCGCCTGCACCAACTACGCCGGCGACAATGGGCCCTGCGGGGCCCACGCCGCGACGGCCACCTGCGACGAGCAGTCCTTCCGCGATGAGCTAGACGCCTGGCGGCGCATCGGCCAGCCCAAGGACTGGTAATGGCCATCACGATCGCGGCTGACGACTCCCGCGGCCCGGCCGCGATCGCGCTGGTGGTCGAGGACAAGTGGACGCGCCACTTCGACCTGGCCACCCGCCGTGTGTGCTTTGACATTCCGTCCTCGCGCCCCGGGCGCAATTACCGCACCACCGCCGACGGCTGCACCTGCTCCGACCTGAAGTACCGCCCCTGGATCGTCTGCAAGCACATGCTGGCGGTCCGCCTGCAACTCGAGCTCGACGCTCAGGAGTACGCCTTCTAATGCGCACCGTTGCCATCTTCGCCTTCTGCCGCAAGTGCGGGGCGAAGCGCATGTTCGACCGCCGATCCAAGGCCGGCTATAGCTGCCGCATCTGCAAGGGGCCCAAGCCGCAGTCCAGCCCAATCATCAGAAGGGAAGTCCAACGATGACACTTGAAGGCACCGTCGAGTCGCGCAACGAGCGCGGCTTCAAGCTTGACGGCGACTGGATCAACCTCTCGAAATACCGACCGAACCTGCCGCTGCCCGAGGTCGGCACATACGTTCGTGCCGAGGTCGACGCGAAGGGCTTCCTGAAGTCGTTCATCACCTACGGCGGCGAAGGGGAGCAGTCCTCCACGGCGCCTGCGAGCTCGCCGCGTCTCGAGGTCCTCAAACTGGCCGCGGGCTTCGCGGCCGGCCGTGAGGAGATCAAGTCCGCGGACGTGCTGCGCATCGCCGACTGCTGGCTCAAGTGGCTCGAGCAATGAAGCGCGCGCACGGAGTCTGGCCCCTGCTCATAGCAGGGGCCGTCGTCGTTGTCGGACTCTGGTGGGTGGGCATGAATCTGTTGCCCGCCCGCGCGCCCTGGCTCCTGGTGTACGCCGCGTTCGTCTGGCCGATCTTGCCCGTGTCCATGATGGCCACGCTGCTCGGCCTCCAGGACTGATTCGTCGAACCGTCATAAAGCCTTTACACTTCCAGGATGTCGCCCAACTAAAAGGCCTCGGCGCCCAGCGCGCGAGGCCTTTTTTGGTAGGCGCCACACCTGGTTCGGAGGTGGAGCACCTAGTGGTCAGTGTAGCTTCAGAATTACCGCACATGGAGCGCGCGGTCCCGACACCCGGCAGTCGCTGGCTGCGAAAGAACGGCAAGCACCGCGACGCGGAAGTGGAAGTCACCGAGTCGAACGGACTCAGCGTCTTCTTCAAAAACATCGGCGGCGGCGATCGCATGGGAAACCAGAAGGTGGACCCGAGCAAGGTCCACGCGCTGCCCTACGAGACGTTCCTGCGCCAGTACACCCGCGGCGTCGTCGGCGTGCACACCGGCGGCCCGGCATTTCGGCAGGTCAATGTGCCGAAGCCGCACATGCCCGAGCTGCGCCCGGTCGTCGCGTTGCCGGCTGACGGCATCACCACGTCGATCGAAGACATCTCGCCTCCGCAGGCGCAGGCCTGGCTCGACCGCGGCGGGCACAACCGCCCGACGACGCGTGGTCGCGTCGCTCGCTACGCGCGGGTGATGGCTCGTGGCGAGTGGCGACTCAACGGCGAGGCGGTGAAGCTCGATCGCGAGGGGTGCGTCATCGACGGCAAGCACCGCCTGCTGGCGTGTGTCGAGTCGGGCGCCACAATCCGCTCGCTGATCATCCGCGGGCTCGAGCCTGAGATCTTCACCGTCCTCGACATCGGCAAGAACCGCACGCCCGCTGACGTCATGGGCATCGCTGGCTATCAGAACCGTGTCGCCGTCGCCTCAGCCGCGCGCGGGCTGGTCACCATCGATGCCACTGGGCGGCTTGACCCTCCATCGCGGGTGGAGATCGAGCCACTCGTCACCCACGCCGCGCTGCTGCAATATGTCCAGGAGCATCCGGAAGTTGTCGATGGCGTACTGCTGGCGAACCACGTCCGCAACGGCGGTCTCTCGGGCGGCTCGGGCTTGCTGGGCACGTTGTTCACGCTGCTGCTGCGCGTCGATCGTCACGCCGCGGAGGTCTTCGCCGAGGCGCTGATGACTGGTGCCAACCTGGACGTCAACAATCCAATCCTGCGCTTTCGCAACCGCCTGATTACCGACCAGCGCCTGCCGAACGATAACGCCACGCGTGAGCACCTGCTGGCACTTGGCATCAAGGCGTGGAACTTCTGGCGCGCTGGCGAGGAGGTCGGGCAGCTCACCTGGCACGCCGAGCGGACCTCCGGTCGCCGCGGCGGCGAGGCCTTCCCGGTGCCGGCGTGAGAATCGTCGCCATGAACCGCACCGCCAGCATTGCCGAGGTGCTCACGCCGATCGTGTTGTGGGCAACCACCATCGTGATGATTGTCCACAACGAAAGCGCGCTCCCGGTTGCGCTCAGCGCCGGCAGTGCGGGCATGGTCTCAGGCGCGTACTTCGCGCGGTGGATCCACCGTCGCGCCCAGGCTGAGCACGACGAGCGACTACTCGATCAAATCCTCAACGAGCTCGAGACGCGATGAGGCTCAAGTTGCTGACGCTCGGCGTCGCCATCATCATTGCGCTGGCGTTCAGACTGATCGGCTTCCCGGACATCTCGCGCGTGGTCGCGGCGTTCCTGACGGGCGCCGGCATCGTGAGCGGTGCCGTCGCTGGCGCCGTCGGCATCATCGTCGCCGTGCTGATCTGGTGGGCCGTCGCCTACTTCGTAGCGAAGCAACTCTCGAGGCGTGATGTTCATGCGCCTGGAGGAAGCTAATGGTGCTTAGCTCTACCAAAGATAACGTAGAGACCGAACAGTGCCGAGGGATCACGCGGGACGGCACACGCTGCGAGCGCAGATTGCTGGACGAGGATTATTGTCCCTGGCATTGGGAACAAGGCGAATACGAGCGCGAGTTACAGCACGCCTACGCAGCCCATACAGCGGTTTACTAGAGATAAGTGCCGCTATGACTGACAAAGAGGACCGTGCCTGGCGCGACTACTCGAATCGCTTTCGGCGCGAAGTGCTGCCGAAACTCTTGGACTCGGCCATCTTCATGTCCATCGGTTCGGAGGTCGGCACTTTCGACGTGCGTCAGGCAACTGAGCTTGGTGCGGCGCTGTTGATGGGTAAGCCGATCCTGCTCGTGATCCCCCGCGGTCGAAAGATCAGCCCTCAACTACGCCGGGCCGCTGATGAGGTTATCGACGACTGGGTAGCCGGTGAGTCGGATTCTGAAGAGCGCATGCTGGCAGCGATGCATCGCCTCAATCTTTGATAGAGCTAACTGCCCTTAGAGCAGGTACGCCAGCGCGAGCCCTCCGATGAGCAGGCCTGTCTTGAGCTCCATCTGCCCGGTGGCCAGGAACACGACGTCGAGCACGAGCACGAGGAGCGCGATGATTGCCCCGATCCACGAGCGAGCGATGGGGTAAGCGGGCAGTCCCTGCATTAGCGGTTTGTCTCCCTTCCAAAGATAAAGCCGACGGCTGAGCCGATGACCACGAGCGCAGCCTTGGCCGTCTCGTCAGTCGTCGGGCTCACCACGATCCACGTCATCGCCAGAATCAGCGTGATTGCGATGATCGCCATCGCGATCGTTTTGACCAGCTCGAGCTGACCGTCGCCAGCGGACCCATCGGGCTCTGGCATCAGCACCCACAATGCCACCGACGAAGCCCGCGAAGGTGGGTAACCCATGGTTGGTCAGCCAGTCGGCCAGCGCGAGCAGACCGGTATTCGAGTCGCTCACACATCACGTGTTGTCGAGCCACACGCACGAGAAGGGTCCGAGTTGGTTGAACTGCTCGCGTGTCAGCGTGTCATAGACGCCGCAGTAGCCGGGTGCGGAATTGGCGATGTTCAGCACCCCACCGCTGGCACCGCGGACCCCAATCCAGTGATACCAGGCGCCGCCTGAGGCCATCCCCGCGGTCTGGGAGTAGATCGCGTACGCCGAATCGAAGCTCAGCCAGGACTGGTCGGAAGGGACCCCGTACTCGGCCAGGACACGCTGGAGCTGCGCGCCTGAGCCGTCCATCAGGCCGTATGTGGGGTTGATGTTCTGGGGCTGGCCGATTTCGGCGACAGCGCTCCACTCGTCGGCGCCGGGGTTGATCTGGGTTGCGCGCTCAACCCAGGCCAGGCTGCAGGCGGAGCAGGTCCAGGACACGGTCTGGCGCGGCATGTACGTGTTCGGATCGTAGTTCCGCCACCAGTCGGGGCCGATGACCTCGCCGACCTCTGAGGTCAGCAGATAGTCAGCAACCGTCAGCGGTGCAAGTGTTGGATTGATCGCCAGCAAGAACGCCTCGACACTCGGCGGCGCACCGCTCCACTGCCCCTGCAGCATAGCGACCAGCGTCTGAACGGTGAGCGCCTGCTGCGCCTGGAGCTGGGTGATGTCCGCCGTCGTGGTCACGGCTGCTCGCTCTGCGTCACCGGCGGATCGCTGGTGATCATGCCCTGGAGGCCAGGGTCGATGGCGTACAGATACGCCTCCACCGAGCCGGCGCCGGTCCAGTTACCCGCAAGCGCGGCGACGAGCGCCTGAACGGTGAGTGCCTGTTGTTGCTGAAGCTGAGTGATCTGCGCCGCGTAGTCCTCGTCAGTCATGCGCCACCCCATTGGCGACGAGCTCGCCGAACTGCGGCACCGCTGGCGCCTCGACCTCGACCTCGCCGTTTTGCCAATTGACGGTGACGCGATCGCCTGGGCCCAGATCGATGCCCGCGGCGAAGGCGACCGCCTCGAGGTAGCTCTTGACCAGGTCCTGGGCGTCGTTCTGGACGAGCTGCGCGAGCTGGAGCGCGCCTTGCACCGCGGCGAAGCGCAGCTCGAGCGCGCGGAGCTGCGTCTGCGACTCGATGCGTGGCATCAGCCGCCCAGGTACAGACCCATCAAGCGTCGCGAGAACACGCCCAGGTCGCTGGCTGGCGTGTGATCTACCAGGCCCTTGTAGACGCTGGCGACGGTGGCCATGTCCGTGGCGGCGCTCTTGATGTTGTCCACGTCCGCCTGCTCATAGCTGAACGGCGGTTCGAGCAGCGTCGCGTCAGGCGTGGCGTCCAGGTACTGCTTGAATTGCAGCGCCTGATTGGCGAATTGCTCGATCGCACGAGCCAGATTGCCGGATTGCTGATCCAGGCTATATCGGTCTACGGGGATCCCAGCGGGCATTGCGTGCTCCTTTAGTTCCAGTACGGGAAGTAGCAGACGGTGGCGCCAACCATGAACTTCACCCAACCCACACCGCTGCCACCTGTGGGTCCAAATCCAGTGCCTTTCTGCAATGGCAACACTGAAGCAGCACCATTGCCCTGGCCGACCTCAGCGCCGATACACAGGCCCGCGCTGGAGACCGCCGGCCCCAGCGCAATCATGGCGCCGCTATGCACCAGGTTGCCAATGACCTGGTTGGTGACGACCAGGTTGTTGGTGCGGACCTGGCTGTTGCCGCTCAGCGCCTCGAACGAGTGCTCGCCGCTCCCCATAGACATGTAGCGGATCGACGGGTTGAGCGGCAGGATGTACGAACCACCGGTGCCGATGTTGTACTGACCCGCGCTGACCGCATTGGGCGTGGTCAGAGCTCCCACCGACGCGGTGCCGGTGGTCGTCA